GTCTCTGGTCCAAACGGGAATACATCCCTAGCAGGATCTCCAGAAATTGGCTGTACAACCACTGTCGCAGCTACTCCAGAACAAGCTCCCCCACCACATGGGAAAGGTCCAAAGATAGCAGCACAAGCAGCAGCTAGAGTATCAGCCAAACCACACAAGTCATAACCTGTAGTGGTTAGTGTACTAACTCCAGCAGCACTCAGTGTAATAGTTCCAAAGCTATTTCCAGCAGTATGACACACACTAGAAATTGTAACTCCACCCGAAGATGTATCTACATAAGTAAAGTCAGCAGCTACCAAAGCACCAGTATTACAGTTAGCATTCCATAAACCTGAAACACTAGATCTGAAATGAACAATGGTAGTCGTACTTGGACACAAGAAGAAAAGCAACTGAGGAATTGGAGCACAAGCGGCTCCACAGAATAACTGCCCTGTAATGTCCGCATCCCAAGGTACTCTAGTAGTTGGTCCCAAAGCGAGAGTATCAATTCCAGTGTTATCCATAGGAATCGTAGGAGTCAGTTGAACACGTTGCTGATTTCTATACACATAAAGAACCATGTCAGCGTTTGCATCAGGAGCATCTGTAACGTTAATCACAACCTCCCGAAGACGTGTATCAACCTCTACCTTCCAAGGTCCGTTAATAACGGTATCACAACTAGAAGGACTAGAGAATTGATAGGTTTCCGAGTGCCAAACACGAAGGATTTCTGCTCCCTTACCATGCTCGTCACTTACTGTTTGCGCATCAATATACCGTGTTGGCATGTTTTCACGCTCCGCTTATTAAAAGCTGCCCTTCACGTTAGTTCTCTTGGCTGGGCTAGCCGTAATTAAGAGATACTAAAAGAGGGAGAAGTGCCTTGAGGCACTTCATCCCCTACTTAACTAACTAAAGTTAGTTAGCGTTTACACCGTCAGTTAAGTCAGTGATTTTTCCCTGAGCCCTAAAGTTCAAACAACGAGTGTTCATAGCTGTCAAGAAGATAGCTTTGATACCCAGCAAGTTGTTATGAATATAGTCTCTGGATTCGAGGTACTGGGTTGTGAACAGCACAGGCATCTCAAGGAAGCGTGTGTCGAATACAAAGAAGTCAGTTCCCCGAAGAGCATCCCCGTTTCCTGCCAGTTGCCATACTGGGGCTGTGTCCACATCTGTAAAGATCGGAATCTTTTTATATGTGGCTAGCTCGAAACCAGTTTCGTAACCAGGCAGAGTGGCTTCACCACCCATCTTCACTTGGAATTTACCTTCACCCATAAAGTGTTGGTTAGCCTGTAAAATGGTTCCCAGTCTTACTTCCTGCTCCACTCCTGTAATAAACAGATCGGGATTAAAACCATTCTGACGAATGTTCTGAACCACAATGTCAATAAAGGAAGTAGCTAAGTGTCTCAGTGTTCCACTGTTAGAACTGATATGCCCAGCGGCATTCCAGTTATCAGCGGCTCTATCACCGAAAGTAAGGTTTCCATACATTGGACCGTTAGTCAAGGTTACACCATTGACTGTCCGACCATCTTCATTTACGATATCATCCAGACTCCAAACTCCACCCCTTGTACGAGTAAAGAGAATAGTATCTGTAGTAATCGCAGGAGAACCGTTTTCAGGAGATGCCACTGTCACAGCATCACCGCTAATGGATTCTACTGTCACAAAAGTTGTAGACACTTCAGATGCAGAAGAGTGGAATGTATCGTTAATGAAAACTCTATCTCCCCCACCTGCTACCATAGTTTCTACTGAACCAGCGTCAGACACCACACGAATAATCGCAGGGGCCATCAGCATACGGTTAATGACCTTCAAGTGGTCAACTTCGGCTGACTCTTGCTCAACGGCAAGAGCATCTCCGATTCCGCCTTCCAATGTAGCCACGAATTGAGCTAGCGCAGAAACACCCATAGATGTAACTATAAACGATGGTCTAATGTTTATAGTCTGCAAGTCTGGGCTATCTGTGGTAGGCAGCGCACCAGTTTCAGATACGCCCTGAGTCGATACGTTTCGACCAGAACGAATCCTCCAACCAGTTGTTGGTCCCCAAGCTACCTTACGAATCAAGTTGAATGTCCGAGTTTGGCTGTTAAGCGAATCCCAAACCTTGGCTCCATAAGTATCAGTGAAAAAGTCTCCCAACTGCAAAGGGTCACCAGCCGCTGTGATATCTTTTCTCAAAAGAGATCCAGGACCGAAATAACCAAACTGTGCACTTCTTTGACTTCCAGGACTGGTAGCCAACCAGTCAGAAAGAGTCTTAGGCGAAAAGCCTATCCCTTTCTGGATATTTGGAGGCCGATTGTACAAACTGTCATTTGGACTAAAAGTCTGTAAAGTCATAATCAATCACCTCTTAGAATCCTAATGGACTGGTAGACAAGTATCCAGTTTCTACAGCGAAGCGTCCCAGTTCATGCCAACTAGATTTGACTGCTTGCATCTGCATATCCCGAGTAATAGCTTGCGATCCCTCGCCCATTATATTAGCTTTGTCAACCTGATTTCCAGGAATCTGAGCTTTGGCGATTGTGACTCCAGACTCTAGGTCTGCAATTCTTTTCTCCAGCATTTTGCTGTAAGCTGTTCCGCCAACTCCGAATGTCTCATCCTCACGATCTCCACCTTGGTCTCCCGCAGGCTGAGGTTCATTCCCCTTTACATTGTCATCCTTAACATCCCATTTTCCGCCTTCCTCATTGGCAGCGGTCTCATGCGCACCAGCATAACCTTTTGCGCGAACCTGCTTAGAACGGGCATATCCATGCCTTCCACCCCTTTTATCCATATCTTCATCTGGATAAACTTCCTCTGGCATACCAGGTACTCCATTGGCTCCCATTGCTGGGTCCATTGGAGGCATAGCTGGATCTACTGGAGGCATCGCTGGGTCCATAGGCATTTCACCACCACCCATTCCACCCATGTCATCATAAGGCATTTCCTCTTCACCCATCATTGGGTCATGCTTATAGACACGATTAGCCAGAGTCAGCATATGGTTTGTCAAAGCCGCAATGTCCGCTCTTAAAGCGGAATTTTCCTTTGCCAATTGATCTAGTGTAGCTCCCATATTACCACCTCATTTTAGGTATATATAGATATTGCACTTTCGATAGAAAGGCTGATTTTCCATCAAAATTGGTAGCGGGAGGCGGAGTCGCACCGCCAACTTCTGGGCATGAACCAGATGTGAAACTCTTTCACTATCCCGCAGATTGTATTATATACTATACGTATACTACTTGTAAACCTTTTTACCCCTGTTTCTAACAAACTTGCAGTTACAAACTCTCACCTACCTTATTCCATTCCCAGTTCCAAGGCATCCACGATTCTTTAGGAGTCCAAGGTTGTAACTTATATTTTAAAGGCATCTTGGGTCCATAAACACCAGTAATTCTCCAATCCTTAGCACACAGAACTTGATCTCCCCTATTTACCCAATGACCAGGATTACCACTCCCATCCTCATCCCAATAAAGAGTTTGAGAATGCACCTCTCCCTGTATACAAGACCACCTAGATAAAAGTACATCCTGAACAAACATACCTGCTACAAAAGCAAATATCCCTATAACAAAAATAGTACTTACACGCCATATAGCAAATTTTCCCATGGTCTCTCCTCATGATTTACCCATCGTCCCTGCGAATCTCTCCACCATGAACCACCACATACGACACACCGTAGTAAATCTTCTTTAAATTTAACATCCCCATATGTACACCCAAACATGATATGCCACAACATTTTCATTTATTTCTCCTCCCGATATAATCTCACATTTTTATCCCTTATACGCAAAAATCTTCGTGGCATAGGGTCATCATCAAACCTTACCCATAAAATTTCTCCCATAAAACCTCTAAGTACCCCAAACCAATCTCCATTTAAGTCATACATACTATAGGCACCACCTGGAAAAGCATACTCATCTTTTCTATTAAGCAGCATAAATCTAATAGAACCTTCAGATTCCTTCTCATAAAGAAATTTATAATTACCAATCTGTTTAGAACCTTGCATAATAATAGTCTTAAGCCCTGGTCTACCAGGAGCAAAAATAGCTATTATCTGATCCCTCTCCTGATTTCTTAAAATGTATTGCCTATTAAAAACTGCCATTATTCTCCCTCCTCATCCTCTACCGTATAAGGAAAATAAGCATCATCATCTTCATGATCTGGCAACACTACCTCTCCCTTTGATGCATCGTATAAAACAACCTGTAATCCTCCTGTATCATGATACATATTAAATAGACTGGAGAAGGCATGGAAGTATCTTAATAGCTCTGCCTCATTTACAGCCTTTGCCTTTTTACCTTTATTCAAAGTAGCCACCACCTGTCCCTCCGTATTTTCCTCAGACAAACTCATAAGCTGAGGAGACTTAAGAACTACATCGAACTTAGCATCTGGGTTTACCCCTTCCTCACACAATGTAATCTCGTATAATTGCAAATCATTAATACTGTAGAAGCAACGTTCCTCATCACAAGTAAAAGTTGGATTCTCAGCATTTCCACTAATACTAAAACTTCGTAGTCGGCCAGCTTCAATATCCTCTATCACCTGTTTACAAATAGCAGGAGCCGCAGCATCGGTACGAATCTCAGCCACTACGAAGAGACCTATTTCATCAACAATTGTCTTATAAACTTTACCATTTACAGAAAAAGAAGGAAGTATCTTTCCTACAGTGACATTACTATGCATCACATTCAAGTTAGCATATTCGCCACCATCAGCCATAAAACGAGGTAAATCATCAGCCAAAGCCTCATGCGTTATCTTATGCCCTTCTAAATCAATCAGTACTGGACTTGCATATCCCGCAATAATATACCTCTGACTACCAGGTAGTTGACCATCAGTAGGAGCCTTATAGATAATCCTCATATCTTTAAAAATAGGATCGGTCTTTAAAGCCTTCTTTAGTTTGACTGTAAGATTTCTCTTAATTATAGGAATATCATTATCAAACTTACGCCTACCGCTACCGCCCACATTTGTATGTACGTCTACAGCCGCCATACCATCACCAGGACCACCAATTCCTGCACCCTCACCCTCAATCATTACATTATCTAAAGCATCTAAGGGTGTTGGATGTGGCATAACTCTAATCTGTCCACCAGGTGTCATCTCTATAGACTCACCCTGTATACCAACATCGTAATCTAGCTCCGCTCTAACACCTATACGCTCAATTATAGGGTAAGCCATCTCCACCTCTTGACCATCGGCAACAGGATAGTCCACCATAGAATCTGTTCTAGAATCATGCCCACCAGGATACTCACCTGTAGAAGGTGGCAAACCCATACCTGGGGGAGCTATCTTATCTACATCTAACTCAGCCTCAAAATGAGGATTAGTTAAATCATCCCCCGCGCCTACGCCACCACCCGAAGCTGTACCAGGCCACTTAACAAAACTTTGTTCAATAACAGCAGCACTATCAGGATGCCAGTATTCAAAAGCCATGCCGTCATTCGTCACATACCACATCTCTCCATGTGCTGGGCATGTTAGAATTATGTCTCCATCCCCTCTAATATGTCGCTGTAGACCTCCACCATGTTCATGCTCAATAGCCGCAATAGCAGCTTCTGGGTCATTAAACATACCTTTATCTACTACCATCATTGCATGAAAAGCTGCTCCACCAGAACTAGAACCAGGCTGTTGACTTCTT